TGTGCTCATAAATAAGAACAGGGTATTCGGTTATATTAATGATTGGTTTACAGTGGCACTCTCTTCGATGGTGCATGTAGATTTGCTCGAAATATGGGAGTACATGTATCTCGTTTTCAAATTCTAAAAAAGTCCACATTATTTATTCCGAGATCTATTCTTTTTCTTAGATTGAACCCTTAGGTTGCTCTTTGAGTTGTTCCTTGGGTTTCTATCTTTATGGTCCACATCTTTACCATCTCCTTTGCGGACCTTGCCAGCCTTCTTCATTTTGGCTCTGGCAGCATTTCTTCCGGCACGTCTCTTTTTCTGTTCTGGTTTGGAGTGGTAATCTTTGTATTCTTTTTTGTAGTTTCGTTTTTTCTTAGATCCGCCACTGGATCGTGGTCTCTTGGCTGGCATATCAATTATTCTCTATGCCATGAGGGAGATTCTCGAATAGATTTTGGAAAGGATCGTATTGCTCTGAATCAGCCTGAATGTTGTTATCTTTTAAGATACGGATCGCATTTGCGAGATCGGCAGGTTTGGCATCACCATTCTTGATCCGAAGAAGAAGCTCTTGAATGGTTGCATCAAACAGTAGCTCTAATGTCTCTTGTCGTTTCTCATCCATCTTTTCGTACACCTTTCATCATGGAGCGGACGATAAGATCTACCCGCTCTTCTGTGATTTTATGTCTAGAGTGGCATTCTTTTAGTTCTTTTTCGAACCCACTTACGATTCTTTCTATAGCATTTTTAAAGGACTTTGCTTGTTGATGAAAGATAAGTCCGAAAATTGCTAAGTTAGGTACTTCAGTTGCTAATTTCATAAGGAATTGTTCAAAAGCCATACTATTTCACCCCATATATTGAGAAAGTGCCTGAAGTGATATTCCCAGAAGTAAATGAGAATCGAACACCATCGATATTAGTAATAGATTTTCTACGCCCAACCCCTTCAGATAATCTGAATATACCACCATCTGTTAGGTACATATTTTCTAATCTAATACTTTTATAATCAGTAGTGTTGTTTGGTTGCCTTAATATAATAGTTCCAGATATACACTCATTACTGGCGTTACCTACACCTAAACCAGAGAGGATTAATGAATCATCTGCTGTGTCAGCATAGGATGACCCATTCTCTCGTAAAGACCACTCGTAATCAGAAGCTCCTGAGTCAAATGAAGTACCACCGTCCGTAGTTGTTAGTATTTGGAATTGAGCCCCATCAGTAGTTGGAACAACAAAATCGTAATCAATACGAACTTGTCGGTAGTTTGCCCAAGTTAGTTCTGAAGTGAAATCTAAGGTCGCACTTGCAGAAGCGATTTTGGTTGTGATGTATTCGTAATCTGAGCTAGATGTTAATGTGTTACTTAAGGTGCCACCACTTAGGCTAAGCCCAGATCCGATAGCAATGTTCGCAGGATTTCCTGAATTATAACCAATAAGCTCATCATTAGATGAATTATGTGCTAACTTTGCTAGAGTAACCGTGTCACTGGCAATTTTGTCGCCATTAACTGCACCATCTGCTATTTTATCTCTAATTACAGCATCATCTAAGATCTTATCCGATGTCACTGCATCATTATCAATCAATGAAGTAGATACAGTATCTTCAGAAGATAGAGCACCAAGAGCCGCTGTGGTAAGTTGATAACCACCAACAATAGCAGTTAAAAGTTTACCGACATCTGGAGCTGTTGGATTTGGGATGGTGATACTTGCACCACCTCCGCTGGTTGCACTGAGTAGTTGTCCATAGGTACAAGCATCCTGTGAGTCAGTACCATTGGCTAAATTGAGGATCTTCTTTGATTCAGCATCCCAGTTGATGGCATCATTTCCGACACCTAAGACATCTCCAAGTTGGTCAAAAGCTTCTTGAGCAATATAAAGAACTTGAAGGTCAGAGCTGTCGAGGTTTGCTTCGGTGATAACTCCATTCCCTTCCCAATCTACTAGGCGGTTAGCCTTTTCTCTTGGGGTTGTTCTGGAGATCTTTACGTTAGCTCCATTAGCAGGAGTTGTTGATGTTTGTAGTCGTGTCGCATTAACCCAAGTAAACCCTGTGTCCTCTACACCATCAATATAGACAGCGATATGGGATTGGTCTAAGTAGTTAATAGACACATTGAATTGGTTGTCCACCCCATTTCCGGGGAGAACTTCATAACTTAAAGGCATTTTTAGTTGTCTCTCTTCTTACTTAGGGTTGATGTTTTCTAAGATGTTATCCTTCTCTAAGCGGAGTGCGTGAGGTTTTGCTGTCTTTTGTATATTCCTTGCATCCATCTCTAAGGCGTCTCGTAAAGTAAACCCTTCACTGTTCTTGAACTCTAGAGCTTCGTTCTCTAAGAATTGTCCATTAGCAGCCTCTTTGAATGCACCAAATAGACTTTGAGCCATATCTCTCTGAGTTCCTGTGGTTAAAGTTCCTACAGCAGGATCAATGACAGCCTTCCCAGCATCCTTGTATTGAGCACTTTTAAAGAATTCATTAAATTTTGAACGAATATCTTGTCCGTCAACAGATACTATACCGATATATTCACGTCTTCGATCAGCAGCAGTTTGATTTGATGAATTTTTATATTTTGTTAGGTCGATATTACCAAGTTTATCGGTTGCAACAGGGAATCTGGCTTGTTGTTCGTTAACTAATGACCTTAATTCCTCAGATACAGGATCTTCTTTATACTCAGCTCCACCGATGAAACCTAAAGCAGAGTTGGCGGCAGTTTCCCAAGACATTGAAGCGTTGTTTGAATCATAATCAATGAAGCGACTAGGCATCCGAGACTCACCAAACATATTCCGTTTTGGATCTAGAGGTTGTCCATCACCAAGTCCTAATATCCCAGTACCATCACCAAACCCTGCCTTGTATTTTAAAGCATCCATAAAGGAACGTACTTCACGATACATAGGGTCATCTGAAATTGAACGGATAGAACTTGGGATAAATGATGCTGCCTGCTTCTGTAGATACCTACCACCACGTGTTTCAAGTGTAGACTCATCTTGGGTGTCTGCTAGTTCTAAGAGGTCAGCCACCCCTTTCATGTAGGTCTTACTTGTGAAGTTCTTTGAGATAAGTATTCCGATTGTTGCAGCAAGTTCACCAAGGTCTTTCTCAGGGAGTTCTGGGGCCACATCTACGAAATCCGCAGCAAGCATAAAAGGAATGCTGTATGGCTCAAATCGCTGCATAGGGTAAAACTTGTTACCTACTTTAATAGAGTAAGGTTTCCATCCAGTTGCTTCAAGCGTCTCTCTTTGAGCTTTATCAAATGGTCCAGATCCTGTTATAAAGCCTTCCATAGCGAGATGAGTCCCAGCACCAACTAAAGACACACTTGTCGCTAATTTAGCACTTGCTAGAGCTTTTGCTTCGACACCATTCTGACCAAGTAGATCGGCCCTCATCTTCTTACGGGTAAGGTTAACAGCAGGGGTATAATCCACACTCATATCTAAGATGTTCGTGGGTACTCTTACAAAGGGAACTACATGTCGAGCTACCAGTGGGTGTTTACGGACTAACTGATCAACAGAACTTCCAAAGTTTTTAATGAAAGTTGAGTCATCTAACTCTTGCGTAAAGGTGGACATACGAGCCCATTCAAGAGCCCCTTTGTCTATCGCTTTTCCAGAGCTATTTATAGAAGACTGTTGGGTATCTGTAATAAACTTTGCTAGTTTCTCCCCTTCTAGTCCTAAGTTCATACCGTCTTGATAAGCCTTCGACTCTACATAAGAGCGGTAGTTTAATTGTTTGAAGAACTCATCAGTAGAAGATAACACCCGACTTGGTACACGGAAAACATTACCGAGAGCATTAACGCTCATACCAAGAATTGAGTTGTTCTCAAGACCAAAAGTCTCAGCAGTGATTGCTTTTTGGAAAGACTCTACAGCGGTACTTCCAGTATCAAGAATGTTCTCTTCCAATTCAAAAGACTTTGCAGCCATCTTAAAAGAGTCTTTAAAGTGTTTAATGTAACCACGGTAGATACCGACACCTTGAGCAAACTCCTCACGAGACATTGTTAAGGCACCACCTAACATCTTCTGTCCGGGCAATACCGCAGTGTTAATAGCGTTGTTAACAAGGTTGACAGACATTGTAGTAGGGCTGAATAGAGCATTAATCCAATATTCGTTAAGTACTTCAACCATTCCTACTTTCTTTACTTTACCAAGTACGTCAAGCATACCTTCAGGGTTGTCTTCACCGAGGACCTTCATTGCTTGTGCAAACATTTTAGATTCAGAAGGGCTGATCTTAATTCGTCCTGAAGATACTGCTCTAGCTGTATTTGTTTGGGCCGCTTTTATTTTAGGCATAAAGTCAGCCATACGATTAGCTAGATCATTCTGAGCAGTTAATAGTTCAGGACTAGTATCTCCGTTAAGGATGGCTTTATTGACTCGGTTAAACTCTTTTGCGAGATCTAGTAGGTGCTGCTTTGCAGCGACTAATACCTCATCAGCAGGCACTTTAGCTAAGGCAGCTAAATCCGAGTCGAGTTGAGTACCTTCCTCTTTTACAAGTTGTTGGTAATGTTTTTGAAGACGTTGTGTAGATTTAAATTTCGTCTTACTTAATTTCTTCTTTTTACCAGCTCCAAGCTTTTTTACCTGACTACGGACATTCTTTGCAACCTCATCTAAGATACCTTTTTCTTTGATATCGAGGTCTATTTTTTCTGGGTTTAAACCTTCAACTTTCATTGAAGATCCACGAGACCCAATCTTTTTTACTTGCTTATCACTTAAGGTTCTGTCAGCAGGGTTTCTGAGAGTGTCTAGTAGTTGAGCATCAGGAGTGTTTGCAGTCTCTTGTATCGCTTCTGATAAGGGTTTACCTTTCTTAGCCGCTTTGAGTCCTTTTAAGAACTTCAATAGGCCCTCTGTAAGACCACCTAAAGCTAGACCTTCGATGGCCCCTTTGGCTTTTGCTACAACTACTGGGTCATCATCATTGATCGACAAGAACTCTGTGATGGGGTTATGTAGTGAAGGATTCGATTCAATAAGGTTACTAAGATCACCTTCAGCTTTATCAATTGAGGTGAAGTCGGCAACAGCACCAGCTAAGTATGGATTAGAGACACCTGAAGCGGTTGCAATCCCATAACTTGCAAGAAACTCTGTGATATGTCTAGCGACATCTGAAACTGGATTCTCACTTGCAGGTAAGGTTTGTTCAACTTGTTCTTTAACTTCGTTACTATATGCTTGTTGGTCTTGAAAAGCTTCATTGAAAGGTTTGCCGGTCGCTGTAGACTCAATAAAAGAAGTGAAAGCAGCCGCAGGGATACTTAAGGTATGTGCATTATCAGCCGCAGCTTCTGCAATACCAAAACCACTCTGTTTGATTATATCTACAAATTGGGCACCAAGCTTGAATACTTGGTTTCCGTTTTCATCTTTATCGATTGTGACCGGAGGTTGTACATTTTGATCCTGTTCAAGTTGAGGAGATTCTACTGAACCCTCAGATTCAATATTGTCAAACTCAGCTGAACTAAAGTCAAAGTTAGGCATTTTATTTTAATCCTTGATCGATTAATCGTTTCTGAGACTGTAAGAAGTCTTTGAGTTGGTCTGGAGATTCAACCCCGATATTGTCTAGCATCTTTCCAAAACGTTTATCACCACTCTTACGGAGTCTGGTAAGTTCATCATAAGAACCAAACATTCGGGTTTCTCTCCAATTAACACTAGATGCAGGTTTAATGGTCTGCCACGAGACAAACTCTTGCCTGTCATCAAAGTAGATCTCATCGAGTTCTTTCTGGATTCTTTTAAGAGCTTCTCTTTTTTGAGATGTGGTTGCATTAGGCGACTCAGTTAAGAAATCTAAGTAAGCATCAGCAGCAGCTGTTTCATATTCATCAGCTTTCTCTCTCGCCGCCTGCTTCCCAAACTCTGAAGCATAAGGTACTTTTGCTAGTCGATCTACCTGCTTACCGATAATAGAGGTGAATGAAGGGTCTTTCGTTGGTTCTTTAAGCTCTTCATGTCGAAACTTCTCATCAGTCAGTTTTATTTGATCTGAACGACTTAAACCTTCTACACCTGCAATAGGGACATCTTGTCCAGAACGAATAGCTTTCTTAACAGCCGAGTATTTCGCAGGATCTGTAGGTTGGTCTGTCAGGTGGCCTCTTAGGTTAGGAAGACGGTTCATTACAGAAAGAGCCTCTTTAGGATCAATCTTGATTAGCTCATTGATATCTTTTGAGACGTCTGCTCTTGGGTTATCGAAAAGCTTTTGAGCAATTCCTTGTTGGAGTTGTCTGGAGTACTCTGAGCGAGCTTTCTTTTGAATAGTCCACATCCGAGTATCATGAGTGATTGATTTGTTTCTTAACCTATTAACAAGAGTGTTGTAGTGCTGGTTTAGAACTCCATCGTTCTTAAGTTTGGTTCCACTACGAAAAGTATAATCACCTAACTTCTGAGCTATCTGAAGTGCTCTGTCAGGGTCTGTCTGTCCAATCTGTTCCAATTTAGAGGACACCCCATTGAAGATATTTTGTTTTGACTGTGAGGGTAATGTTCCTGCTGATACATTCGATTGGTCTGCAACATTGATTGATTGGTAGAAAGAGCTAAGGTCCCCCGTTTTTGAGAAACTTTCAGCAATATCTGATGCCTCAATCTCCTGCATGCTGTTCATCTCATTGACAGTCGCCTGCTTCCTGAAGTTAATATGGTAATCCATCATCCCTTTTTCAATGTTGGTGATCTGGTCATCCATGATGGCAAAATCTTGGGAAGTGAACCCTTCTTCTTTGAGAGATTGAAGGAATGTGCTACGACCCTCTTCAAGATACTTATGGAATGCCTTAGGGTCATTTGAGGTGTGCATCCCTCTCTTTGTATAGTCTTCTTCGAGATACTGTTTGTAGCGGGGCAAGCGAATCTTTAAGTCTTGGTATCGATATCCTGCAAGATAGAAAGGGGAGTCCGTCTCATGGATATCCCCAGCTTTAATAGCTTCATTAAAGTTTTTATTATTCTCAAGTCTATCTGCTATTCCTTCATTGTACTTCTGCTCATCATACTGCTTTTTAGCTTTAAAACCTGCTCCAATGTTAGCACTAAAGCTATTCAGAGCTTGACTAAGCCCTCTTAAGCGGTTACTGGTGTCAGGACGACCTGCTAGGAACTGCATATACTGAGGAGCAAAGGAACTAGATTGACGAGCTGAAGGTTGTAGAGAGACCTCTCCAATATTATTTGGGTTAATACGTTCTGTCATTTAGTTTATCCCTTTAGACGTTTTAAAGTCTTGATAACCTTGAGCTGCATTAAAACCACCAAGTCCTCCAGAAACAGCTGAACTACCAATCTGGAAAGCAGAGCTTAAAGCACCTTGTCCTTGTTGGAAGAAGGGCAGCGGAGCGACCATCCCTTTGTTAGTATTCTGTGCTCTGAGGTAAGCCGACTCATTCTCAAAGTTTGTTTGATTACGCTTGAATAGAATGTTCTGAGTAATAGAACTGTTATTATTTGCTTCTTGTCGGTAGAAATCAGCAAGTAAGGCATTAATAGCAACACCAGATACATTATTCTCACCAGCACTGGTTTGAAGGGTGGACCTCGCTTGGGCACCTTCTCTTTGATTACGTTGAGCTTGTTGAGCGGCTAACCTTTCTTCTTCTTGAAGTCTGGTGTTGTTCTGATCAGCTGCCCTTTGAGCCTCTTGGTTAGCTACCTCGGCTGTTCTTATTTGTTGATCCCTTGCTGCTTTAGCTTGGGCTAAGGAGTATTGGTTTTGTCTTTTTACTGCTTGGTTCTGTCCGACTATCGCAGTTGTAGAGCTTCCAATAGCTAAGGCTGAACCTACAGCTACTGCTGTTATTGTTAAAGGGTCACACATAGTTATTCTCTAATTTCACAAAATGGTAAAAAGGTTCTCGACCTGCTCCAAACTCAGGGAAGTATTTAATGAAGCTGAACCCTAGCCACTTTAACCACCTAACATGTACTTCATTGTGTTTGTAGACAAAGTTGTAAAGAAGGGGATAAGCTTTATGGACATCTTTCAGCCACATTCTGCTTTCTCTTGCGAATCGAATTCGGTGTTTCTCAATAAGCTCCTCAGCCATTAAGAACCAAACTCTTCCTACACCTTCTTCTACATGTCCCACACCAAACATACCAATACATACCCCTTCATCAGAGATAATGGATTTACAGTAAGCACACATTAGGTATCCAGCAATAAGTGATTCTAGTGGCTCATTACCACTTAATGCTTTAACCTCTTCACGATCCTCTTCCCGCAAGATAGGGGCTAATTGAAATACGTCATCAATAATTGTGTCTCGTACCTCTGGCATTAGACCCCCCTTGCTATTGGATTAATAAACCCTACCCACTCTGCATTGATGAAGTTAGAGGGGAGGAAAGTGTCATTCTTTAATCTAATGGATACTTGGTCGTTCTTGGACAGGACAAATGATTTAAGTGTCCCACTCTCTAATGGGAGGGTATCAATCAGGTTTTGTCCAGAGTTGACCAGTTTCCCTGTGAATTCTTTTATTGATGTTTCTCTAAGGTCTGGAGTTATCTCAAACCTGAAGTAACCTGTATCTTCATACCGAATAGAGATATAACTAATCTGAAGTCGTCCATCACTAACCAATTGTTCAGATCTATCCGCTCTCTGTTGAGTTAGATAGAAGTGGCTAAACTCATGGTCACTCTCATAGACCACTCCAAGGTATACTGGTTGGCTACTATAGTCCCCGTTAACAACCACATCATTACCACTCTGGGAGAATACATTTAAGATTACTCCAGTAGGTACTGAACCACCGTTACGAGTGACGACTTCCATCGTTCCAGTTACTTGATATGGTAATGTAAACGTTGTTTTATTCGTACCTGAATCATAGGTAACTGTACAATCTGAATCAGTAACACGCCGATCCAAATGAGTAATGTAGGACTGATTAGAATCTGCTTCAAAGCTGACATTAATCTTCTCCAAATAGACTCCATCGGTGTATTGACTGACAACAAATAGCTCATCACCAATCGAGTCAATGTTTAAGATATTACAATCAGAATCAAACTCCCAAGTCTGCCATGCAGATTGTAATTTACGTTTCTGGAGATCCTTATAGAACTTGTAGAAGTAGATCTTATTAGGCTCTTGGTCGGTTATGGCAAAGAGATGTTCCTTGCCGATCTTGACCAGTTTCTTAAGTTCTTTTGGGATGTACCTTGGGATGTGATCTGTAATCTCTATTGCGTCGTTATCGTTGTCATTATCTGTCACTGTGTATTCAAAGACCTGAGAGTAGTTCGTTGTGTCTTGAGCAAAGAACACACTGGAACCAATACCGACAGGTTGGCACTCAACACGGTTGCTATATTCTTTCTTAGGGTCAATCGAGATAGTCTTAGCAGTGAGGATATCCGTCTCAGGTATTACAAATAAGGTCTCAGCAGATAGAAGGATAAGTTGCTCATCAAAAGG